ATATAAAGATGGCACATATGTTAAAGTATGGAATGGTCGCGAGGATAACGAAGTTCTTGCAGAATATGTTAGGAATTCCGAATCCGTAAGTTACGACGCAGCATACGAGTTTCTTGACAAAGAATATTCAAAGATTGTACAATCAAATCAGTAAAGGAAAAATAAGTGAAACTATCAAAGCAAACTCTTGCAACTCTTGCAAACCTATCACTAATCAATTCAAATATCATCATCAAACCAGGCAATCTTCTATCTTCTTGCTCGGCCGCTAAGAACATCTTCGCGTTCGTTACGGTAGAAGAAAATTTTGATACTGAATTCGGTATCTATGATCTAAAAGAATTCCTCGGTGCAGTAACTGTGTTTGATGATCCGGATGTTGAATTCAAAGACAAAGAAGTCACCATCAGCGAGGGTCGAAACCAAATTCGGTATCTATCGGCGGATACATCAATCCTAATCTCACCAAAGGGTCAACCGAAGCTACCATCTGTTGACGTCGAGTTCTCTGTCACCGCAGACCAACTCAGTAAGATCGTTAAGACAGCTAGTGTACTAAAGGTAGGTTTTGTGTCTGTCGTAGGTAATGGTGAGAAGATTGTCCTGAAGGTTCAAGACAAAGCAAATAAGAATTCAAACAACTTCTCTATTGAGATTGGTGATACCGATAAGATGTTTGAAGTACATTTTAAGGTCGATCTACTAAAGATGCCAGCAGACGACTATCAAGTACAAATTTCAAAAGCTAAGATTGCACAATTCTCAGGTGAGAAAAAGGTATTCATTCTAGCCGCTGAAACAGATTCGACGTTTGCTTGATATCTTGGAGGGGAATTCCCCTCCATTAATTATTGGAGGTTCGTGTGAATATCAAAAAATTACTATCCTCGATTGAGGAAAAATTCAAGAATAAACTGATGGCAAAGACCGGATGGGGTCGGAATGAGGTCATTGCAGCATACAAAGAGGCTGTTTCTGAATCTCTAATGGAGATGATTAATGAGTGAAATCGATAGCTTTATCTGGACAGAAAAATACCGACCCCAAAATCTTGATGATTGCATCTTGCCGGATTCTGTAAAGTCTCAGATGCGGGGGTTTATCGAGTCTGGGGAAATTCCTCATCTAATTCTTGCAGGCAGTGCAGGAACCGGAAAAACTACCCTTGCTCGATGCCTATCGAATGAGATTGGTGCAGATTTAATGTACATCAACGCCTCGAATGAGAATGGGGTCGAGACTATTCGAAATAAAGTCACTCAGTTTGCGTCGACTGTCTCTCTTGATGGAAATCTAAAGATCATCCTACTTGATGAGGCAGATGGTCTTGGTTTTGCTGCACAGGGGATTTTGCGGGCAACCCAAGAAGAATTCCACAAATCAACCCGATTCATTCTAACCTGCAACTTCAAGAATAAATTGATAGAGCCGCTACATTCTCGGGCAGTAGTAATCGATTATAGAATTGATGGAAAAGACAAGCCAAATCTAATGGCATCATTCTTTAAGCGAGTCTGCACAATATTAGAACGCGAGAATGTACATTATGATAAGAAAGCCGTAGCTGCACTAGTTCAAAAATATTTCCCAGATTTTCGGAAAACGATCAATGAGCTTCAAAGATATTCGGTCACCGGAACAATTGACAGCGGAATCTTAGTCGATCATAATACTTCATTTGAAGAACTAATTTCTCATATGAAGGCCAAGAAATTCGGCGATATCCGTAAGTGGGTTGCTCGAAACGCGGATCTAGAACCTTCTGCTATTTTTCGATATTTCTACGACAACCTATCAAACTTAGTCGAAGGACCAAATATGCCTGAGATTATCCTACTATCTGCACAATACCAAGATATGAGTTCTCGAGTTGTTGATCAAGAAATCAACACCATGGCATACTTAGTAGAAATTTTGAGTGCTGCACAATGGAAATAATGGATACGATATCATTTCCATATCGTGTCGAAATAGAACTCAAAAATGGAAATGAAACAAACTACGAGAATCTACCTGGGATTCAATCATTAAATTTTGACCAGCATGGAATTTCTGAGAAGGTCACGTTCGTTAGTATTGATTTTCTAGAAGACAATTCCCTGATAGATAATATCGGAATCGTATGCGGATTCATTCCTTTAGTTGGTAAGATTGAAGAATCGCCGACAGATTCTCAAGCAAAAGCAATCTGCACAGCTCTCACGGCAATGGTTAGTCATTATGACGAATTTGCTATGCAAGAGATGATCGACAGGGAGTATGAGTATAGAATATTACAAAATACTTGTTTCTTTAGACGGGAGGAAATAGATGGAAGAATTCGTTATCGTCCAGCCTTTAGAAAGTGAAGCCGCTCAAGAATATAAGCGACCCAAGCTAGCTTCTCCTTTTGATTTTGTAAAATCGGCAACAGAAACTAAGGAATACATGTTCAACGAAGATACTTCTTCGGAGTATCAATCTTATATCATAAACAGAGCATTGTCGAATATTCCCGATTGTCTTTTCTTTGCTAATGAGATGAATCGCTGGGGATCAAATATTCCCGAAAAACAGCAGTATGATTTCTACTTCTATTCTCTTGATAAAAAGAAGAGGTATGGCGGATGGAATAAAGTAGAAAAAAATGAAGATTTAGAATTGGTTATGGATTCATATGGCTATTCTAGACAGAAGGCCGAGCAAGTGATTAGCCTACTAACCGAAGATCAATTAACACAAATGAGGAACCAAAATGGCGGACGAATTAAAAACTCTAGACGATGATCTGTTATATGATTGGGACCATTCGAAAATGGTTCGAATCGAAATTTATCATCCAGATGATTTCCTTAAGATCAAAGAGACTTTGACGCGAGTTGGGATTGGGAATCGATCTTCTAGTATTCTCACACAAAGTTGTCATATTCTACACCGAGGCGGAGAATATTATATCGTCCATTTCAAGGAATTATTCCGACTAGAAGGCCGACCCTCCGATATAACTCTAACCGATATTGCTCGCCGCAATACAATTATTGGTCTACTAGAACAGTGGAATCTTCTTAAGGTCGTCGACGCTAATAGGATTCAATCGAAACTACCAGTATCTCAAGTTTGCGTTGTTCCATATTCTGAGAAATCAAAGTGGCTGCTACAATCGAAGCACCGCCTTGGGAGGAAGAAGAATGGAAAGTAAATTTGTCCCTGTGATGTGGGAGTTCGGCGACCAATGGATGATTTTTCTAGAAAAGAATGGGCAATATTCTGTTCTGAATGATTATATGATCCTGCGATACGATACTCTAGAATTGGTAGATTGTGAACCTAAAGATTCTTGGTTGTTCCCAACATTTGAATCAATTTTGATTGGTATCTCGACGTTCGAGAATCGAGAAAAGACAAACGAGTTGTATCGAACATAGTTCTAGGACCTACACAGTAAGCACAGCGTCGTCTAAAATAAACTAGGTATGTCTATATATGCCTAGAAAGAAATAGACGATGCTGTGCTATTCTTACAAGGAAAATTATGTTTTTAAAATTTTTGTTGTTCATTACTGGAACACCTTATGTTGCATACGCAGGCAATGGTAAGTATTGCGTTCGTGCAAGAGATTTTCCATTACTTGGGTATGTTAGTAAGAGGAATCTAGAAATTAGGATCTCTTGTTGGGAAGAATGTATGATGTCTCTAGAAGATGCAAATAAGCTGTGTGCAGATTTCAAGAAGGTCGGTTCTGTAGTTTTGGATTGACATCTTTCTAGAAATCCTTATAATCGAGACATATTGATAAGGAGATGTAAATGAGTGAAGTCGTAAAATACCTCAGAGATCATAGCTTCGATGATCTAAAAAATGAGTTCGGTATCAAAGTAAAGGTTTATGATACTGGACTAGTTACTCTAAATTATGATCAGATCGAATCTCCTCGATTTCATCAAATCGTAGACGAATGTCGTGGGTTGATCCTTCACAAGGATACAAAAGAAATCGTTTCTCGTTCATTCAAACGATTCTATAATGTGGGTGAAGGCGATCAAAACAAGATTGATCAAATCGATCTAAACGAATATGTTGTTTATGAGAAGGCCGACGGATCGATCATTAAGGTATATAGCCACAACGATCATTGGGAAATCTCGACTCGTGGGACGGCTTATGCAGAATCTGAGAATAATATCTCAGGCAAAACTTTCCGAGCTATGGTTCTTGACTGTTTGGGTTACTCAGAAGAAGAGTTTCAATGTTTTGCAGCAAAGAATCTTCATTCGGGGTTCACATATGTATTCGAACTGATCGGTCCTCTGAATCGAGTAGTAACACCATACCAAAAAGCAGAACTTGTTCTTCTGGGTGTTGTTTCTAACGAAGACGGTTCCGAAGCGTATACAGATACGCTCTCGGAAATCGGAACTATGCTTCGGGATGAAAACAAAGCTATTAGAAACCCTAAATTGTATCGGATTTCCAATCAACAAGAACTAGATGATGTGCTTAAGAATCTTGAGGGTCTTCAAGAAGGATTTGTTATTCATAACCCAAATACCGGGCATCGAGTCAAGATGAAAAATATTCAATATCTAAAAGCTCATCGACTCCGCGGCGAATCCGGGATCCCGTCAAAGAATGATATTGCAGAATTGGTTGTGATGAACGAGACCGAGGAAATTCTTGCGTATTTTCCGGAATTTACTCCGATTTTTGATGAGATCAAAAATGTATATTCTCGATTGACGAATGATGCGATCTCCGTTTATAATCAATATCGGGACATCGAATCGCAAAAAGAGTTTGCCCTTGCAGTAAAGGGGCATCCTCTGAGTTCTTGTATGTTCGAAGCTAGGGCAAAAAATGTTGGTATTGCACATGCAATTTCTAATGCTAAAATCAATTTCCTAGTGAAGACTATTCTAGCAAACGTTTGACCAATTGGTCGGAGAAATCCGACCAATCATTACTTTAAGGTATTATGTCAGCAGAAACATTTTACACTTCCGTCGAGTGCATCGGCGACAATATGTTGGTTATTGGGTATAAGGATGGGCGCCCACATCAAGAAAAAATTCATTTCAAACCATCATTATACTATCCTTCTATAATCGAGACAGAGTACAAAAACCTTGATGGTGAGTTTCTCAAGCGAAAGGTTTTTGGGTCGATCGGTGAGATGCGTGATGTAATCAAGTCAATGTCTGGTGTGTACGGACACAAATACTATGGGGCAGAAAATCTCATTAGACAGTTCATTCCGGAACAATATCCCGGAGAAATAAACTGGTCATCTAAAATCGCACAACTATGGTTCATCGATATTGAAACAACGGTTGCTGAATCAGAAGGGTCTCATGGGTTTCCAACCCCGGAGCTAGCTAAAGAAAAGATTCAACTAATCACGATGTTGAATCATAATAACGATAAGGGTTATGTATTCTCCATCAAACCAATCGTAGCAACAAATCCTATCCTTTCCGCAGGAGCAGATTTCAAACACTATGAAACAGAAGCGGAGATGCTAACTGATTTCATTCGATTCTTCCAAAATAATAGAATTGATATCTTGAGTGGATGGAATTCGGAATTTTTTGATGTACCTTATATCGTAACTCGCTGCACAAATGTGCTTGGTGAAAATACTACTAAGCTATTATCCCCATGGAAGATTATCAAGAAACGAACCGTTCAAGTAAACGACACACCAAAGACTTGTTATGATATTCTCGGTATTTGTCATCTAGATTATCTAGAATTGTATAAGAAATTCAACCCAGGTTCTCAAGAGTCATTCAAGTTAGACCATATCGCAGATTTGGAACTGGGGTCGGGTAAGGTAGACAACCCATTCGATACATTCAAGGATTTCTACACAGGCGGCGGAGACTTGTATGATAAGCCAGAAGCCGGAGCACATGAGCTACAAGAGTTTCGGTATATTAGAACTCGCCTTGGTGAGAAATTGAAAGCCTCTCCAGAAGATGCCGGATTAAAAAAGAACTTTAATCTAATCGATCATAAAATTCGTAGTGGTGCATGGAATCTATTTGTCGAGTATAACTATCGAGACGTAACTCTTCTTCGAGATCTAGAGAAGAAGATGTTGCTAGTCGAACTCGCAATGATGATAGCTTACATGACCAAGGTAAATATTGCAGATGTTCATTCATCTATGCGAGTTTGGGAATCTGTAATCTACAATCACTTCTTGGATCAGAATATTTTCCTCCAAGCAAATGCACCCAAAAAGCAACATCGTAGTATCCCGGGTGCATATGTTATGGATGTGACTCCTGGGAAATATGAATGGGTAATATCGACAGACTTCGCATCGCTGTATCCTAGTATTATGATGATGAATAACATTTCTCCGGATACTAAGGTTATGAAACTCGATGTTACTCCGGAAGATCTGTTAGCTGGGAATTATCCAAACTTTGATCGAGACAAGTATATCCTTTCAGCAAATGGTACACTATGTAGTAAAGAAAAGGAAGGGTATATTCCGTATCTTGTTAGACAAAAATTTGAGCAGCGCAAATTGTTTAAGAAACAAATGCTACAATATGAAACAGAGGCTCAGGCAATTCGTGATGAACTGAAGCGTAGAGGCGTAGAACACTAGTGTTCTAAGTTAAATGAGTGGGATTTACCCTAAGGGATTTGGGGTTCTCATTGATAACAATCAATGATTATAGATACGAAGAAGGAGATGTATATGTCAGATCCAAAGGATCTATGCTCGATGAGTACAGAGCAGCTATTAGAGCGATTGAGGTTTCTGGAACCGCAGGTAAGAAGTCTTGATGTGAAGCAAAAGGCGGTTAAGGTAAACTAATGCCTCGATAGCGAGTAATCGCTATTTGATACCCATCGAATTCGGTGAAACTCCAGACCGGACAATACCGAGCCAAGCCTAGTAATAGGAAGGTGTAACGACTAGATCGAAAGATCGTACGCTCAAGCGAGCGGAAGTGGTGGGCTCCCATTGGGATGAAGAGATAGTCTGCTCTGCATAGGAATATGCAGCTGAGTTATGCACTCGGGGATACTTTAGCGAAGTATCTCGAACATCAGGTCTCGCTAATGCACTCTACGGAATCACAGCAAATCAGCATTTTTCAGGATATGACCCAGATCTTGCGGAGGCAATTACTCTGACCGGTCAATTAGCGCTCCGAACAAGCGCTAGGATCATTGATGCTTTCATGAATAAGGTCTGCGGATCTGTAGATGAGAAGTTTGTATATTACGGAGATACAGATAGCACATACATTACCTTTAACAAGTTCGTCGAGAAATTCTGCAAAGGTATGAGCAACCACGAAAAGGTCAATTACCTCGAGAAATTCGTTAGAGAGATCCTTCAGAAAGAGCTAGATGTTAAGCTAGGTGAGCTAGCAGCAAAACTAGGAGCACCAAAGTCAACTCTAGATATGAAACTAGAATGTATTGGTCCTTCTTGCATCCAATTAGCAAAGAAAAAGTATGCGTTTGACATCCTTTATTCTGAAGGCGTTCGATATGAAGAACCTAAGATGAAAGTTATGGGTATGGAAATCGTTCGTTCTAGTACCCCATCGATCATTAAGGATAAACTCAAGAAGTCGGTGAAGATGGCTCTATCATCGGATGAAAAGACTCTTCAAGCATATATTGCAGAAGTGAAAGAATCCTTCATGGGATATTCTGTCGAAGACATTTCTTTCCCGAGAGGATGTAACGGCCTAGCAACATATCGAGACCCAAATAATATTTACAAAGGAGGCTGCCCCAAACACGTGCGCGCAGCATTATTGTATAACCATTACCTAAAAAAGAATGGTCTCGAAGATAAGTATCCTTTGATTGGAGAAGGGGATAAGATTCGGTTTATTTCTCTCAAGAAACCAAACCCAATCCACGAAGATGTTATTGGCTTCCCAGCTAAGCTCCCTGTTGAATTTGGTCTTCATAAGTATATCGACTACGATACACAATTCGAAAAATCATTCTTAAAACCACTAGAATCTATCCTAAGTGCAGTAGATTGGAAGGCAGAATATCAAATTAGTTTGGAGGATTTCTTTTGACAAAGAAAATTTTTGTATTCGGTAGTAACCTAGCAGGCAGACATGGTGCCGGAGCTGCGAAATATGCCAGACAGCATTATGGAGCGATCTATGGACAAGGTATTGGGTTGCAAGGAGATAGTTATGCTATACCAACAAAAGATCATAACATCGAAACTCTACCACTATCCGAAATTAAAAGATACGTGGACATGTTCCTAGCTTTTGCGAGAAGCAATCCAAAATTGGAGTTTCAACTAACTCGAATTGGGTGTGGTCTGGCCGGTTATAAAGATGAGCAAATTGCTCCTATGTTCGTCGGTTTGCCTAGAAATGTCATTGTCCCTGAAGAATGGGCTTATTACTTGGGACCTACACAGGCGTAATCAATCCCTCTAGCAAAGACGCTAGAGGCCCCAGAGTCGTCTAAAATTTGTAACGAGCTTATAGCAACATGAAGAAGAGAATTAGATCCAGAAATCAGATGCGAGCTAACAAATCTAGCACTCAAATTTTTAGAGAAACAGAACTCAGAGGGATTTGTTTCTCTGTACTGCCTAGACATCGAAAAGATGTCGGTGGGTTCTACAGATTTCTTGACACAATCAAAAAAGAAATTTGTAATTTGCACATCTAGTATTTTTGAGGGCGAGATTGGTTATGGGAATAGTAAACATTAGTACCAAGACAGACGCAATCGTCGCCCTAGTTGCTGAGAAAGATCGATTGAATCGAGAGTCTGACCAAATTAACGCAGAGGTCAAACAAATCTGGGATAGGTTTCAGAAAGAACTTGAATCTTGCTCGAAGAAACACAAAGAAGTTCTACTCAAGATTGGGGCGGTAGAACAATCGATAGAAAGTATTTTGAATGATAAACAAAATGGATAATCAACCTAATCTGCGGGATTTCTTTGCAATGGCCGCTCTTCAAGAATTCTTACGAGATGACCTATCCAGGGAAATTGGAAAACAAATGGGTCGATCTTGGTGTGCGGATCAGGCATATCGAGTTGCTGACGGGATGCTCGTATCCCGTCAAAAAGATTTAACCAAATACTAATTAGGAGAATCATGTGAAAGCAATCATTACTGTTGGTGTTTCCGGTTCTGGTAAGACTACCTGGGCTAAGAAGCAATTCGGTTTCGCGATCATCTCTCGCGATGATATCCGTGCGGAGATTTACTACTCTGAAACCGGGAAGCCGTTCGAGTGGTCAGGATGGAAATGGTCTAAGGAGGATGATGTTACTGCGATCCAGAATAATAAGTTCGAGACCGCCGCAAAGAATGAATACAACATCATCGTCGCAGATACAAATCTCAACAAGGGTCGAGCCAATGATCTGAAGAAGAAGCTCGAAGGTCTTGGTTATTCCGTAGAGTTTCATTTCTTCCACGGAGATAACTCTGAGGAAAATGTCGATATCGAAACTTGCATCAAACGGGATGCTTCTCGGTCTCTTTCTGTTGGTTCTATCGTGATCAACAAGCAATGGAAGCAGATGCTCGATTCGTGGGGAGATTCGATTGTAGAGAAATATCGAGAAGTTGAAGGTCTTGGTTGGTCGGTTATTTTTGATATTGATGGTACGCTAGCAGATCACAAAGGATTTCGTTCTCCGTTTGATTGGGGCTCTGTGGGAAAGGATCGGGTGCGAGATCATGTTGCTGAACTTCTTCGATTTTACTCGGATTCTGGATATACCATTATTATTCTTTCTGGTCGCGATTCTGTTTGTCGAGTAGAAACGGAAGATTGGTTGAACAAGAATAAATTGCATTACTATGCGCTATACATGCGAAATACTGGAGACTCTCGTAAGGATGTAATTGTAAAGAAAGAACTGTTCGACAATTATATCCGAAATAACTGGAATGTTAGGGTTGTTGTAGATGATCGAAAACAAGTACTTCAGCTTTGGCATGACCTCGGCCTTAACGTACTCAACGTAGGGCACATCAACGATTACTTTTAAATCATTTGACTTCATACCAAAAATCCTTATAATCGAGACATAGTTAAGGAGAAGCCAAATGGAACAGGACATCAAATCGTTGATTGAAAAATTTGTTAGCCTTGGTGTTGAGAAAGAATCCCCGTCGTATATCATGGGGTTCTTGGAAAGTCTTCTGACATCGTCAATTTGGTCTATGGACGAATCGGGTAAGGCAATCGTAAAATCGACCATCGAAAGAAAACTTAAGGATTGGTCTGCAAATGCCTAAAGTTTTCCGCGCGATGTGCGATCGAGAGGCAGAAGACCTACTGAAGTACAAGTCTTTGTCTTGGAATTCTAAGTTCAAATGGTTTGGAACTGAAGAATTCGTAAAGAGTAGAGTTCAAGATGGAAAGTTCAACAATTCGAGATTCGTCAGCGATAGATATGCTCGATTGTTTGAATTTGAGTTTTCTGAGGATTCTATGCAACACTTTGCAAAATGCGGCAATAGAGAGCTAATGCTTAGTGTTCGGAAAGCTCCTCTCGTAAAGATCCTATCTATCAAGGAGATCGTGAATGAATCGGCGTAACTTTATCAAATCTCTAATTGCTATTCCTGCAGCATTTAATTTGTCTAGCGAGAGTTATGCAGATTCTCTCCAAATAGATAATTCTATGGATGGTATCGGTAAACATCACATCCTGTTTGTATATCGAGACGGATACAAGGAAATTATTCGAGCGTCGATTGGTGTCGATGGACAGCCTGTTCTGAATTCAAAATCTGCGTATATGGCGACGTACATCAAGGATCTCGATACTGGAAAAGTAATCAAGAAAACCGACAAAGATTATGATACCATCGGTGCAGACATTGTCTCAAAATCAAAATATTCTAAAACAATCTCAATCTAAAATGATAGATAAAACTACGATTCTTCTTGCTGCGGCAAGTTTAGATATCTCCGAATTCAATCCGAAGCAGACGTTCTTCGACAATCGTGGGCATTGGCCAAAGTGTGAGGAGCTAGCAAAATACTCGGCAGACATCCGTACTCTAGTTATCACAGAACTAGTTAAGAATATCGATACAGAAGAGAATCTAGCTACCAAAGAACTAAAAGACAAAATCCTAGAACTCGAACAAGAGTTGAAAATGACTCAAGAGATTTCTCTTCAACGACACCAGGCAGCAGAATTTTACCGAGAAAGCCTGGCGTCGTTGAGGGGTCAGATTCGAAGTGGGCGCGTATGAACAAATACTATCCAGATAGGTGGTTGGTTGTAAAGATCTCAAGTAGTAGCGGATCTCACTATCGAGTGTTTGGTTCCTGGTATGGAGGATTCGCTAACGGAGATTCTTGGAAACTAAACTCTGGGATCGAAAGCGTCGAACTCGATTCCGGAAAATATCTATTCAAAGGATCTAGCGGATCAGTGTATTGTTGCGATTCTTCTAGTTATGGTATCCATTCTTACGGACATAGTGTCCTATCTGGGTTGATTGCGTCTTCAAAAGAATCTGGATCAAACATAGAGATCCTAGATGAATCTACAGATTGGTTATCTCTGGAGTACAAATAATGACATTCTTGATGATCTTCCCTTTTGTGTGTCTGTTGATTGTTTTCTTTGCAACACAATTCCGATGCATCCAAAGC